TGTTACCCCCTATGGTATGTCTGCTTTCGAGGCAGCATGCGCGCTGCATTGCCCCTGGATTGGATTACGGGAATCATGACCATGATCACGAATGCCGTTGATAGCGCAGATCCGCCAAGATCCGTAACGCGGCCCTGCCCTATTGTGATCAGCGAGTAGAGGGCCCACGCAAACGAGCCGCCCGCGAGTCCGATTGCCATCAAGCTAACGCCGAATTTGAACCTTGCATGCGGGTCATGAAATCGCCCAAGCAAAATGGCGATCACCAAAAGCGCAATGCTTCGAATGACCACCAGCCAGATACCAAGATCAATCTCCATCCTTCTCACCTCGCTTAGCGCGTAACGGGAAAATGATGTCGAGGATGGTTTCCGCCCACGGAGGGAATTGGTCTTTCTTTTGGACTACCAGCGCGAACGCCAGGAAGATGAATACAACCAGCGCCGACACAGCAGCGGCCCATATCATGCTCTGCGGGCTATACGGCGGCCCGTCAGGGTATTTGTAGATCCCCGTGGCGTAACCCATCCCCCACGAAAACACCGCCAGCAAGGCGCGCCTTAGGCCCTTGCTGGACGATGGGTATGCCAGGTAGAAGAAGCACCCGAACGCAGCACCTGAGGCTGCGTATGGATTCATTGCTACCAGCCCGGCAAATAGTGCGGCAGCTAACCAGCCCCCAAATTGTTCCGTCATTCCGTTCCCCTCCCAGGATATTGATCAAATTTTAACCATGATTGCGTGATGGCACTATTGATCATTTTTTAGGCGGTCCGAAGATGACGCCGCGCGTCCAGTCGACAACGCCTTCTGGCTCGATGTCGCCCTCTGCGACTCCGATAAGATACTTGACTGTGCGCTTTGGCTGAGCCACTGGGAGGCCGAACGAGTATCCGATGGTGTCGATGGCAAGACCTGCTGCCCGGGCTGTATCAACATCCTTTCCTTCTGCGGCTGATTTGCCGGCTGCGCCTGCCTTGCTCAGTGTGTTGAACACTTCACCGATTGGGGTTGCCCCCTTGTAGGCCCACCCGCTTTCAAGGCTCGACGCCAGATCGCGAACGAGAGGAATGCCGAGCAGTGGATAGGTAGCAATCTTGAGTGAGGCCCAGGCGCGCCAGTCTTCGTCTTCGCCCGGGCCTTGGCCGCTCACTAGAGGGCCAATCACGGCTGGAATGGCAATCAGGAACATGGTGCGCTCGAAGACGTTTAAGTAATCGGCTGCACCTTTCGCGCTGGAGAATGCGCGCTTGATGTCCACCGTACGGTTGTACAGCAGGTTGAAGTAGCTGTAGACGATGGTCAGGGCGCGCATGAGACCGTCTTTACGCTGAACCGCCGCCAAGTCTTTCGGGCCGGCTGCCATCTGCGAGAGGCGTACGGCGCGGTCTCCGGCTGCAATCGCTTGCTCGCCATCAAGGCCTGAGTCGAGGCCGTGCCGGTACCCGGCAATCCAAGTCGGGTAGTCGACCATCGCCTGGATCACGCCGATGTGCTTGAAGGCCAGGCGCTGCACGAACGACAGCCAATCACTCTTGCCGCTGATCTTTTTCAGGACACCGCGCATGTCTCGGTCAAGGTTGTCCACGCGGAAGCGCATTTCGCTGGACATCTGATTGACCATTTCAATCGATTCGAACGGGTGCCGGATGAACTCCTGCATGCCTTGGAAGATGTAGCGCTTGCCGCCGATCTTGCTGAAGTACTCGAACGACTGCGAGTAGCCGAGGATCTGCTGCAAGCCAGTCGTGGCGCTGAAGCCCATGAAGCCAACGGCCAGGTTTGCGCGCAGGCGTTCGGCGCCTCGGGTCCATGCGTCTATGCCCTTCTGGCTATCCAACACCATGTCGTTCGCCACGCCCTGCAGCCATGGGTTGAACTGGTTGGCAACGGCTGGCCCAAGGGTGTCGATCAGCATCTGCTTGATTTGCTTGTCGCCGATGATCTTGGCGGCGTCCCTGATGGCCTTGCGGTGCGTCAAGTCGTGGATGACCTGTCCCAGGTGCGAGGCGATGATCTCAACGTCCAGCTGGATCGGCGCGGCGAAAGAATCAACCCGCGCCTTGGTGTGCCCTTTCGGCGTGGTTGCCCGGGCATAGCCTTGTTCGAACAGGCCGCCTTCGTTTCCTAGCTCGTTCTGCACGCCGGCATATGCGCTGCTGCTGGTGTCGTACACAAGAGGCCAATAACCTCCACGGAAGGTTCCATGCTGCGTTACAACGGGGGTTGCCTCGACCTTCTCAGGTGGAACGCCGTGCAGGTCCTTTTCCAGCTGTACGATCGATGGCCAGAGTTCTTCGACCAGATCCCACATCGACTGAACGAACTCCCAATCGCGCTGGGTCAGATTTCCGGTGATCTCGTTCAGCTGCTGCTCGGTCCAGGCCTTCCCGTTGTGCCCGCCGTCGAGCAGCTTCTTGCGGTTGCTGGCGTTTCCGGTGTTCAGCGCAGCCGAAAGGATGGCGTTCATGGTCAGCGGCTGGCCAAGGCTCTGGATGTGGATCTTCTGTTGCATGACCTTGGCGCCACGTTCCTTGGTGTAGGCATCAACGATCTCAGTCATCTTGATTGCGATGTCGCGGTTCAGCTGGTCCTTGGCTCCCTGGGCCTCCACGAACGGCTGGAAGAAGGCAGTCGACCACGGGCCGTCAACCTGGCCACCATCAAGCCACTCTACGACCTGCTCCATCTTGATCAGGGCCGAGCTCAGTTCGCCGGCCTGGTCGCCAATACGCTCAAGCAAGCCCCGGGTGTTCTTGTCGATTGGCGGCGGTGTGCGCTTCTCAAGGTTGGCGTAGCCGGCTCGGATAAGGTTGTTCTTGGCCTCTTCGAAGTCCTTCAGTCGCTTGTTCGCCAGCAGCTTATTCTTGGTGCTGGCCAGGTGATTGACGTTGGCCACGAACTCGTCAAGCTCTTGCAGCTGGTCCAGGCTCAGGTCTTTGTAGTTGACGCGCTGGCTGGTATTCAGCACGAACTCAGGGACGATTGGCTCATTGCCCATGGCCAGCTGGTCGGCGTACCACGCGGCGAATGACTTGCGCTTGTCGACCTCGCGAAGGCTCACCTTACGGAATTCGTACTGCTCCATGACGGCATCGATCTGGTCCAGGTAGTCATGGCCAGCCTTTCCCAAGCGCTCGCGGGTACTGGCCTTGTTGTACTTGAGCATGCGGGCGGTGATGTCCTCTACCTGCTCGCGGGCCTTGCGTGCTTCCCGGTACATGTAGAAGTTCAGCAGCTGGCGCTGTTTGGCCTCGTAGGCGGCTTCAAGGTCGCCATTCACGAACGCCTCATACGACTGGCGACCGGCCTTTGCCTCTGCCCGCTGGAACTCTGCAGGCTGAATGTCGCGCACCTTCCGCTGAAGCATGACCCGGCGCGCGGCTTCCTTGAGGATCTGCTGAGTGGTGATGTTCTTGCGGTTGCCGACCTGGGCCAGGCGGCGAAGCTCCTTCTGTAGGACCTCAGCGCGGCGCTCGTTGTGAGTGGCATCGATGGCGCGTTCTGCCGCTTCACCGGTGGATTTCGGACCGTGGCGCTCAAGCATGCGCTGGTCTGTCTCGCGCTTGATAACCTGGCTGCGCGGTTCTGCGCCCAGCAAGGCCTTGACCAGCTGATCTCCAGAGTCATAGCCAAGCATGGGTCCGACGACATCCAGAGGCTGGCCGTCGCGGGCATGGGTGAATGCCAGCTTGCGCGTTGCCGCGGCACCGTAGCGCTCGGCAAGCTCTGCACTGTTCAGCTTGATGTTCAGCTCTGATCCGTCAGGCATCTGGCCGCGGCGAAGGGCCTTCAATGCTGCGTATTCTGGAAGCGTGTCGATCTCTTCCGTAACCTCATCACGCACCCTGGACGATTCTTCGCGCCACCACTTCGAACGCCGGCGCTCTTCCTCTCGCACGATCTCTTCTTCAATCGAATCGCGCGCATCGGCGTGTGCCAGGTCGATGCTGTTCTGATAGCTGACGAATTCCTCGTCTGTCATGCCGGCAGCCTTGGCATCGGCGAACAGCGGTATTGCGTTCGTCACCTGTTCGGCAGCGGTGATCTGGTCATCAGTGGCCACAAGGCGGTCGAATACCCGGCGCACGTCGTCAGTCAGAGTGACGTTCAGCCGGCGCAAGTCCTTGTAGATCTGAATCAGCCAGCGCTTGAAGCGGGCGAACGCGCCGGCCAGTTCAGGGCTTGGGGCTTTTCCCTCGGCGAGGTAGCTTTCGAAGCCACGGGCAAACTGCTCATGCTTCTCAGTGGTGATCGGCGCGCCATCCTCAGCACCAAGCCAGGAGCGAATTGTCGATACGTCATCCTTGATTTGCTGAGGCGCATCCTCATTGGTCGAAATTTGATCAATTACTTCGAGGTAGTAGTGGCCGAGCTCGTGAAGGACCGTTGACAGGTCGCGCTTGTCGCCAAGAGAAATCTGGAATCGACGGTCGCCTTCACCGCGCGGCGTGAAGGTGATAAAGCCCCGTGCATCGCCGTTGTCGTTCTGATTCAGCCGGCGCTGACCGGCAACAGCCGGCGAGTTCATTTCAGTGCCATTCCAGCGGACGATTGCTTGGTCAGATGGCGTATCAGCGGTTTGCTCAGGGCTGGCGGCTTGGCGCTCTTCTGCCGTCATGGTGCGGCGTCGTTCGGTGTTACGGGCCTCCACCTCGCCGGCCAGGCGGCGATAGGTAGTCTCAGGATTGCCGATATCGCGCATGACCTGCTCGGCGTCGGCGGCGCGCTGCTCGATCTGTGGAAGGTCAGTGGCTAAGGCATCCTGCATCTGCTGCTCGGTGGGCGTGCGCTCGAATGTATCGATGAATGCCTGCCGCCCGGCTTCCTCGCCAAGGCTATCGATCTCCCGGCGAAGGTCCGCGACCTGGCGCCAGTAGTCGCGGTCGGCCATGGCCTGGTCCTTGTCGGCGCGCATAGCGTCCTCTGAGCCGCCAGTGGCGAAACCTTCGCGCACCTGAATGGCGTGCTGCACCTCATGCATCACAACGTCAATGGCGGGCGAATCAGCGCTGTACAGGGTAGGGTCGCCGATCTCGATGTACGAGCCGACGAAGCCACGTCCTGGCTGAGAAACGAACATCCCGCCAGAGCGGCGGGCGGGGTTGACTCGGATCTGGACCTGCGCCAGCTCAGGGTACGCGGCGAACAGTGCCGGGTGATTTAGCGCC